CGGTCTGTTGCGCTCTTCTTTTCAATGGAAGCGCCAGACTGTGTTTCAACAAGGCCACGGTTGCCCATGAGCATGCCGACCTTGCCAGCAAATGAGTCGTAGATGATTCCCATATCGCGTTTGACCATGTTCAATTGCACGAGCATCTCGCCCGCTTCTGCAATGTCTGGTGTTGTACGGATGTATTCATCCAGCAGGGCATCAATTTCCATGATGTCCTTGCGCCATTTTTCAAAGACGGAAATATCCAGTGTCATCAGTATCTCCTAATAGTGTGTAACTAACTCACACCACGATACTGACTTTTCTCCTTTGTGGCAACCCCAAACCAGTCAAATAATTGAAGGCCCCCGTAGCCGAGTCAACTTGGTCGTCGTGGGGGGCCGATTCAGGAAAAGCCGACAATTCGTCTAGCCAGTCACCTAGCCAGGCCCCCCGAACCACCCTTACGTTGCCATTGGCAAGAGCGGCTGCAAATGGCCTAGCCCTAGTTACCTTGTCTCCCGTGGACCGAATTGCCCCAAAATCAAAGCCAGGAAGCACGTATCTGGCAAATTGGTCAATAATTGCCTTACCTGAAGACCCTGGCTCCTGCTCCATTCTGATTGGCACGGTTACGCCATCCTCATATGCGGTTTGGGCTATAAGTTGCTCAACTTTGTCGGCCTTGACCCGCTTTTTCTTGACGTCAAGGACATGGGCGATTCCCTCATCAAACATCATTAGGGTTCCTACGGTCCAGTCTGGGTCGGGGGTGGATTGACTTGGTTCGGTTGCCGCCAAGTCCCAAAACCGAACGACCCGCGCTGACGATGTCGTTACGGGCAACTCGTCATTATCTACTATAACAACCAGGGTTCTATCAAACATGCTGCCAAGTGTTGTTGACCACCAATCGCCCTCTTCAAGGCGACGTCTTTCTACTGGGTCAAGTGCTGAAAGCGCCTGTCGATACGAATCCGCATCAATGCCTGGGTTATCGGTTAGCAGCGACGGAACAAAAATCCGACCCTTTTCCTGACCCTCAACAATAAATCTTTGTCTCACCCAATTGGGTGCAGGGTTGGACGCACACCTCATGCGTAGGGGAACCGAGGAAAGTGGACCACTTGCAGGACGACGCAACCGAGAGAACAAGTATCGGTAATCAGACTCTCTTATTTCTGTAACTTCATCCATGCCAATAAATTGAAATTCTGAACCCTTGTATCGCAAATAGTCATTTGTATTATTTAGATACCCGAATGAAATTCTTGCGCTCGACGGAAACGTGGCTATAAAACTGTTGTTGTTCCAATGGATGTCGTCATGCATTGCGGCCCAAGTTCTAAACCTGTCCATCAATGCGCCAGGAAGCGATAGGTCGGCAAACGTTCTTCTAAAAAGAATGGCCGAGTATCCAGGTACGTCAACGTATTGAAGGGCTGCCATCAATAGCGCCGACGATTTACCACCGCCCGCAGCACCGCCAAAGAGTGCTTCAATTGAGTATGTTCTTAAAAAAACCTTTTGATTTATTGACGGCTCTTCAGGGCAATACTGCGGCTTCTTGGGTTCAAGGTATTCAAGGATTTTGTTCCAGTCTTTAGTCACCATTCAATCGTAGACGACAACATGCGCTAGTTTGGAGAACATGAATAACATACGCGCATTTCTACAAAGAGTGGCGAATAGGGCAACCTTCGCAAATGTATTGATGGTGTCATTTATACTATTTACTGCGATAGGAGGCTTCCTTATAGCGCCCCCTATCGGTTTTATCGTCGCGGGAGTCACCTGTGGAGTATTCGGATATCTATTGGGCGCTGAGTAGTTGAAAAATGGCTTGGAACTCATATAAAAATAAATCGCTAGGTAACGCTGCTGCCAAAGCGCTCGGTGTCGGAGCGCCAGTAAGTCTTGACCCAGGCCGTGTAGGTAAGCCCTACTACGACATGTGGGATATCGAGCGGGCTTATCGCGAAGGATTCCAAAAAATTACATGGGTCCAAAGGTGCATTGACGCGATTGCGGGCAACCAAGCAAGACTTCCCATAATTCTTCGTAAGGATAATTCAAGAGACGGTCAGATTCTCACTGGACGAAGGGCCCTTCGCTCCCCACTTATTGACATCTTTAATACAAAAGCAAATGAAGGCGAAAACTCCTTCATCTTTCGCTATCGACTGTCGTCTCAGTTGTTAATGTCTTCGCGTGGTGCGTTTATTGAAAAAGTAAAAGGCAAAGATGGAAGACTTATCGGGCTAAATCTTCTACCACCGCAATTCACTGCGCCGATTCCAGACCCTAAACGATTTGTTTCGGGCTACGAAGTTAATATGCCGACTGGACAAAGGATAATTTTACAACCAGATGATGTTCTTTGGATTCGTAGGCCACATCCACTTGACCCATATCTTTCGCTAACCCCAATGGAGTCTGCTGGAATTGCGATAGAAATTGAAAATTTGGCCAAGGTGTATAACCGCAATTACCTGATTAACGATGGTCGACCTGGCGGAATTCTTGTCGTGAAGGGCGAGATTGACGACGATGACAAAGATGAATTACGCAATAGATTTAGAGGAAATATTGGCCGCGCAGGACAAACAACAGTAATTTCATCTGATGAAGGTGTTGACTATGTGGATACATCGGCTAGTCCTAGAGACGCCGCCTATGTTCAGATGCGACAAATTCAAAAGGAAGAAATTCTTGCTGCTTTTGGTGTTCCAGAGTCAGTAATTGGGAATGCTTCTGGCAGAACGTTTAGCAACGCCGCAGAAGAACACCGCGTGTTTTGGAATGAAACCATGCTTCCTCACCTTGATTTGCTGGCGCGAGGTTTTGACATACTCGATGATATTAATTACGTTGACTTTGATATCACGAGTGTTCCAATCTTAATTTTGTATAAGCAAGAACGCTCTCGTTACTTTATGGATGAAGTACAAATGGGATTGATTAGCACCAACGAATATCGTGAAGCAACAAGTCGAAAGAAGGTGGAAAGCGACCTTGCTGATTCCCTACTTATGAATCCGAATCTTACGCCCATCGCCAACACAGAAAAGAAGATGGAGCAACAACCACAGGCTGGAGTGCCAGGAATGCCAGGAATGCCAGGAATGCCAGGAATGCCAGGAATGCCAGGTGACCCAATGGCGGCTGGTGCAGACCCAGCGGCTGCTTTGGCGACGAGTCCACTTGACCCCAATACCATGGCTGGCTCTCTTGCGGCAGAGGGTGTCCCACCAGGCGGACAAATGCCGCCCCAAACAGAAATGGCACAGGCGGCGCCTCCGATGGAGACAGCGGCAATTCAACCACAGCAGACGATGTCGGCGGAACTATTTACGAATATTGAAACAAAAGAGGACAACATATCCCTGCAACGCTGGACATCGATTCTTGGCCGAGCACTAGAAAGAACTATCGAGCGGCAACAGCGTGTCACGTTGGAAAAGATAAGTGGCAAGCAGGCCAAAAAGTCCCTAGCCAACGGAAATCTCTCAGTTGACACAATCTTCAACGTTGATGTTTGGAACAGGCAATTTGACGAGGATATTAGGCCAGTCCTTTCAACGATTGTGTCTGACAGCCTTGAGTATTCACAAAAAACTTTAGAAAAGATTGACATAATTGCCAATATTGATGCGCAAATGCAGCGTTTTAAAGACATAAACGAGTCGACTTACTCGACTTTAACTTCGGCATATGTTTCAAGCCTGGGCGTAAAAGATGAAGAGTATAGAAGTGTGGTATTTAAATCAAACTGCGTGGCAATATTTTCTAATCTTCTTGCAAAAACCGTCGCGGATTTCTGTAGCAACGAATCACGCAGAGCGTGGATGTTTGGTTCGTAATATCAGTATTCTGGGTCAATTTACAGAAATCTAAACCAAAACCTTCACTGGTTTTGCCAGGATTCGTTTATTATTGTCAGGGCCAAAGGATTTTTGATGCAAGACATTCTTTTTAAATCCAATTCTGGACAATTCAGCATCGATGAAGCGTTGGGCATTGTCGAATGTTTTGTTGCTGGTATTGGGAACAAGGACTCGGTCGGCGATATTGTTATTTCGGGTGCCTTTTCCAAAAGTCTAATTCGTCGCAAACCGCGAGTTGTTTGGGGCCACAACTGGAATGACCCAATCGGTAAGGTACTAGAAATCTACGAAGTACCACCGAATGACCCTCGTTTGCCGCCGAAAATGAAACTTGCTGGGATTGGCGGTCTTTATGCCAAGGTTCAGTTTAATTTGAACTCAGAAAAGGGCAAAGAGGCCTTTACAAATGTTGCTTTTTTCGGAGAAGAGCAGGAGTGGTCTATTGGCTACAAGACCCTTGATGCCATCTATGACAACAGCAAACAGGCAAATATTCTGCGTGAAGTTGAACTTTATGAACTCAGCCCTGTGCTTCATGGCGCCAATCAATTGACGGGAACCATTTCGGTTAAGAGTGATGACGAGAAAATGCACATGATGCACATGATGCCTGGTGCGGCAGTTGCGGTCACCGAAAAACCACAAGCGCCTGTCGACCCATTTGCACAGGGGGTTGCGCAACCAGCCAATAGCGATAGAACAGCAGCCCTAGAGCGCGAACTTTCGGCAAGAACTGGCGGCCCGATAAAGGTTATGAAAGCAAATGAAAGTTCTGTAATTTTTCTTAAACCAGGAAAAGGCATGTTCAGACTTGGTTACTACTTTGACGGCGAGCAATACATGTTTGGTAAGCCAGAAAAACTGGGCGCGACAATGATTGTGCAGCAAGGAATGCCGAACGCACAACCCAGGCCAACAGGAGTTACAAGTATTCCAAATGTACAGGGAAAACCGTCCATTCCTCAACCAATTATTCCAGTCAAATATGGAAATGATTCAGCAAGTGGATTTTTTGACCTTGACAATGATGAAAAAACATTGACCGATAAATTGAACAATATCGTCAACAATGAAAAAAATGATATGTCCAATTCTTCTGTCATTTCAAAATTGAACGAAATTGTTGGCTCTCTGCAGGAAGTTATTAATCAACACAATCAGTTGGAAAAAACAGAATTTTTGATTCCCTGCGAACCGCAACAGATTTTCTCAACAAAACAAGCACTAGACCCAGTGTTTGACTATCACAGAATTGAAACATACGTAACTGAGGACGGAATCATCATTGCATCGCCGCTCAGTGCTGATGCATATGAGGCGGTGGAGAATGCAACCAAATCACTGCTTGGACGAATCGGTAGAGGCATTGGTGGTGGGGGAAAAGTTAGGCGCGGCAGGGCCGCGCTGGCCAAAATAACTGGAGTTCTCGACCGCAGAAAGCGTAGGGACGCCAACAGGGACGGATATATTTTTGACGGCACCTGGATGGAAATGCCAGACCCAACACCCCCAAAACCAATAACATCTGGAAAACCAGTACCAGTACGTCGCACTGCCAATCCGCCAACACCTGGAAATGTTGGAGGGCGAACACTAAGAATCACCAGTAAGCCAATGCAGGTGGATGACCCAGCCCCAGAACTACCAGAGCCGCGTCGATTGAGGTCTGGCGGCAGAAATATGGAACACGTAGAAGTCTCTGGCTCGATTACATTGCCCAGAACAACAAAGCCACGAGTAAAGCGAATGTTTGATGATGTTATTCAAAAAAATAATTTGAACGAACTCAGTGCGCTAGTTCGAGTTGCAAAACTTTTTGAATTGTCCACAAGACGTCGCACTGGCGCAAACGATTTTGATGTCAGAATTCCCAAGGACGTGTTTGAAAAAGCAAAACAAGAATATGCCGACCTAAGAGAGCAGTTCAAAATATTTGGCGCTCATCGCACAGCCCCAGACGGAAAAAAAGAAAAGGGTCGAAGCGCATTTGATGTTATTGATGAAGTCATGGAAACTGGCGGATATACACCAAAAGTCAAAGGAAGAAAACGCAAAACGACCCAACAATACCAAGGACCCCGTGTACGCGAGGGGGGTGGTGCACAAAACGTAACTCGTCGCGCTGGCGCAGAGGGCCGCGTAGACAAAGGTAAGAGAAGGGATAAAACGCCATATGAGGAACTAAACCTTCCAAAACTTTATCCGACTCGCGGAATGATGCCCAGCGACCGAAGGTATTACGGGCCAGACTTTTTCAAAGAGTGGATTGCTAGGGGTGTATTGCCAAAAAATTGGAATGATATGTCTGCAGCAGAAAAATTTGACTGGTGGTTTTCCCCTTCTGGTGAAGGTGACAAAACTCAAAACAACGGCGAGCGAATTTTGGAAATGGGGCGATACAGACAGCAGGGGATATTGATGGAGTGGTCCGTTCTTGTCGGCAGGGTTCGCGACAAAATTATTCAGGATGATGCAGATACCGACCCAGAATATGGTAAGTCCACTTATCAGGACGCGCTGTTGCGCGCTCTCGAAAAAAATCCAGCGGCACGAGAAATTCATAACGAGAATGTCCGCAAACAAAACAAGGAACACCTGAAGCGGATGAGAATACTTAGAAAACTCAACAAAGAACGAGCATTGGAGGGCAAGGAGCCGCTTGATGAATTGCCCAGAGACATGTGGCCTAAATCGTCTCTGGATTTAGAGAAAGAAATTCGAGGACAAATAGATTCGAGCGCGAAGCCAAAGGCGGGGAAAAAGCCACCCAAAAGGCCAAAGAAACAAACAATGTCTAGGGAGGCGTGGTCTGATAACAAGCGGCCAGAACTACAATCAAGCGATACAACACAACAATTAATTTCAGAAACAGCAAAATACGTTGAGGCAAGCCGTGACCGACTGCTTCCAGGTGTAAAAGTAACTGTTGACGATGCCCTGACAGAAATGAGGGAAGCACTTTCATCTGATTTGGGACCAAAAGGCCAAATTACGCCCAAGGGATTACAAAACGCCTATGAGATTCTCGTAAACGCAATTTCTGAAATTCGAGATGAAATAGACAGCGTGACCGCCAGTGCAAGGGATTCCTTTCGAGATGGAAGAAGGGAAAGGCTTCAGAAACCAGATGTTAGAAACCGATTGCTTGCCGAGGGCCTAGACACTCTTGCCTCACACATTTACGACAGGTTTAGTTCAAAAGATGACTCAACAGACGAACTGCTTGGCGACGATGATTCTGCGTTCGGTGCTCTCGCTCGTCAGGGTAGGTCACAGGAACGCTATGGGCTTGGCGGAGATGACGACGACATTGAGTCTGGCGCAGATATTGATGAAATTTACGGCGACACCAGCATGGGCTTGGGTGGATTTGAGGATGACAATGGTGACGAAGTGGTCGAAGCAGAGGAAGGCGAAATGCTTTACTCTGGACGCCGCATTGAAAAAGCACAAAGCGTCGCCAGGAAATTTCGAAAAAATTATGCCATGCGGCGCGAGGGTGGGAATGGACGTCTTGCTTCTGGCAGGGGTGGGCCAGAACAACCAAAGACCGAAATAACCAACGAGGCAACCTGGTGGCAAAAAATAGATGGCTCTCTTGATAGGGAAATTTCGAAAGCAAAAGAAGAGACAGTACAAAACGGTCTGCAATTACTAAGAAGGTTAATAATCCAGTCGGGAGCCAAGAAATATAGGCCTGGTGGCAAGAGAACAAATGTGGCATCAATCAGGTTTACTGCGTCAGAAGCGGACCAAATACTTGATGCCGTGATGGCGGTTATTGATAGACAAAAAACTGCTGGCAAAGATGGCGGCGTTGGTTCTCGCGGCGAATTATTTGCAGAACTACTTGAAAAAGTTGCGTCGCAGGCAATGTCAACCTTTGTTGACAAAACGTCCGCGCCAGTTCCACCCGAAGAAAAACGTAGATAATACGAGAAATGTTTACCGCAGCAATAATTCGTGAAGTATAATTTGTGAAAACGATTTTCAAGAAATACAACGTGAGACGAAGACCTATGGTATTGTCGTCTCGCAACACATAAGGAGCCATAAAAATGGATTACGACAAGAACGCAGTGGTTAAGTTGGATGCCGATGGTTCCGTACTTAAGTGTCCAAAGGGTGCCGATGCCGAGGGTTGTGGCTACATGGCTGGCGCCAAAGTTTGCGCAAAGTGTGGCGCCATGCCAGTGCAAATGAAAGAAATGCCCATGATGGACGACGAGGAAGAGGATATGGAAGATGAGGACATGGATGAAGAGGAGTCCATGGACGAAGAGGAAAAGGGATACGGCAAGAAAAAGCGCGTGAAGGTCAAAGCCGCCGCCATGGAAGAAGAGGAGGAAGAGGAAGAAGAAGACGACGACGAAGACGCAATGGAGATGGACGAAGAAGAAGAGGATGATGAAGAGGAAGAGGATGATGAAGAGAATCCTCTTGAGGAAATGAAATCTCGAAGATTGCGCAAGATGGGCTACAAGACAGCCGATGTCGGTGCTCGTGGCTATCTGTGTGCTATTGACCGCAAGGTTTATCCAGGTGCACAGCCAGTGTGCGACGACTGTGTCGGTGGATGCGTATCAGAAAAAGGTATGCCTGGTCTCCTTCACGTTGAGGGTTTGGCCGAGGACATGTTCGACGGCAAGGTTCTTGACTCTGGATATTCGGCAGAGGCGGACATGTTCGTTGTTGACGTAGAAGCCAAGGACGGGCGCGCTGTCGAAGTGTTTGTTGATGGCACAAGCGCAGAAGTTTTGGGTTGGCACAAGTTGGACAACAACGCATTTGAGCAGAAATCACTTGTGGACGAAATGATGTTGATTGACTTCAACGACGCAGCAGAAATTGCAACCAAGTCGATTGAGGGCAACGTTGTCGCTGTTGAGCCAGATGTATTTGAGGGCTTTGATGCCTACGCTGTTGAAATCGACGGTCTTGATGGCAAGTCGTACGACGTTTTTGTTTCATTGGACGGCGAAGTTCTTGGATACGACAAGTACGA